TTTGTGTTAGTGGTCTGGACCTGGATGGGGCCAGCAAAATAAGGGTTGCTTCCGGCATAAGGCTGGAATAAATCAGGCCGAGTAACTTGGAACTGTTTCGCGACGTGTGCCGCGCCAATGCAATTAGCGTGTCCGCCGGTACCATTGCCAGCCCCGCTGCAATAAGGAACTGCAAGGAAGTCGCTACCATAATTCAAAGCACCGCCGCGCATGGGGATAAAGGTAGTATTGAATCCCCCCGCGTTGAGTGTGCTTGAAAGGCCACTGACAAGAGCATCGTAGGCCGATGTCTGTGCGCTGGTGGTATCGGCGTATTCTTTCCACACGCCCGCCACGAGCGAGGTATTGGATGCTGCCGCAGGACTGCCTACAAAGAGTTGTGTGAAAAAGTTAGTTGAGAAAGTCCCGGTTTCGGATCCTGAGCTAGTGACCAAGGGGGGGCAATTTACGGGATTTCCATAATACAAAACCTCAAAGTTGCTGCCTGAAAGTCCAGTAGCAGATACCTTGCCGGTGCACCCATTAAGACTGGTCAGGTTGGCACTGAAACCTGAGAATGTTCCCACCGTTCCTGCGCTGAAACTGTTGGTAACGGGGAAGGTGATAAGCCCATTGCCCACCGCTGAATAGGTGGTCAAACTCGCTTGGACAGGTGCCGAAGTTACGGTAATTACCGCAGTATGCGAACCCGCGCTGATGCCCGTCAGCAACACGCCGAAAGGAGAATAGGTGAGCTGTCGGAGAGTAGCAATGGTCTGGCCGCTGTTGCCGAAGGCGTTGAGCGTGGTGGAGGTACCACCGTCGATGCGGATAGTCGCCGTTCCAGCACTTCCGTCAATCGCGCCGAACACTTCGGCAACTGCTCCACCAGTCGAGGTGAAGTTGCAGGTCAGTGTTGCCCCTGTTGATGAAGCAATCTCTCCCATGCCCACTTGATAAATATTGTCGTTTGACCACGTTCCGGTGGTCTTTGTGCATCCTGCGTCCTGCGCGTAAGTCATCGCCGTGCGTGGCAAACCTTCGTAAGCCTGTTCCGCTGTGTAGGCCATTACAAAGTTAGCTTCGCATCCCGCAGTAGTGGATGTTCCGCCGTTGCAATACACAGCGTCGTTATTGCCCTCTACCTCGATATAGAGAGGCTCAGGAAACACTGCGGGAGTCACCGTCTTTTGATAATTTGCGAGCACTGCCACCGCGTCGTCAGCAGCCTGATTCGATTCATAGCAGGCATCTTTTCTGATGCCCGTACCGTGCATTGATGCAAGGAGAGCGGGGTAAGATTGTGCAGGAGAGTAGACACCCTCACCCGCGCACCAGCTATTGCCAGATATTGCGATCACGCCGGATTGCGATGTGAGGGGAGCCGCGACGGTGCCTGAGAACGATGCGCTGGTGCCGTTCAGTGGGCCGGTCAGCGTGCCGCCTGTTGCGGGTAGATTCTTCACCCATCCAGAGGTTGTGCATTTGTACTCGACATTATTCGTCGTGTCCTGATAAGACTGTCCCCACTCTGCGCCATAAGGGTAGACGGTGTAGTTTCCGCTCTGTGTGCATGTGATGGTCGGGGCGCCTGCTCCACTCAAGAGATTCCATGCAATCTGGTAAGTCGGGTCAATCTGCGTCTGAGCAAAGCAGTTGATAACTGACAAGATCAGGAAAAGAAAGAGCGCGATTCGTTTCATGCTGAAGTCTCCTTGTGGACTAGCTAACTGGTTTATACTGAAAGGAGCCGAGGCGCTCTCCAAAGCGACCCCGGCCCAACACCGATGCTTCAGGAGAGCAACGATGCAATCCAAGTCTACCAAACATGGTGCCACCCCAGAACAACTTGCTGGATTGGCTAGGGGTCTTAAAACTAGACAAGCTAAAGCGAAGAGCGTTTGGCTTGCTGATGTCGTCAAAAACCACAGTTCTGACATGTATATCCTTTGGCCGTTCTCTAAACTGGCAGATGGGTACGGGAGTGTGCGATTCCACGGAAAAGTTCACCGCGCCCATAGAGTAGCTTTCTTTATTGCAAACGGTCATTGGCCTAACCAAATGACACGTCATACTTGCGATACTCCGCTTTGCATTAATCCTCGTCATCTTCTTGAAGGTTCGAACGCAGACAACACCCGCGATAAAGTGTCGAGGAACAGGGTTAAGAGAGGTGAGTCTACGTGTGCGTCTAAACTGACGGAAGACATGGTAAGGCAAATAAGAAAAGAACACGCTACTTCCACAAATAGGAAGTTGGCTGCAAAGTTCGGCGTTGTTAATTCTACGATATTTCAAATTGTCCACAGGATCCTCTGGAGTCACATTGATTGATGTCCACTAGCTGACTGGCTGATTTTTCACTCCCATCGTAATCGTCAGGTTGATGGCGGTGCAGTTTGCCCATTGTCCTGCTGTGAGCAAGAAACTTCCGTCCGAAGTTGGAGTGAGTGGTGTCCCGCCGATGTTCGCAGCAAGGGTCAATTGCATATCGTAGACGCCAGACACGCTGAGGGCTGATTGCCACTGGCTTAGGACGATGTCCTGCTCGATGTTTGCTGCAAGAGTCAAAGCAAGATTTTGCGCTGCTGCGGTGATTCCAGCGGCGATGGTCGAGTAGCTGGCATTGGCGTAGAGCGTGATCGCTCCGGTCACAGTGTAATCGACTTCAGTCACAGCGGAGACAATCACACTATCGCAAAGAGGCCGCACAGTCTGAGCACTGAGGGCCGATTGAACAGCGGAAAGCAGAGTTCCAGAGGCGATTCCGGAACTGTTTGGGGATGCGGACGGCTGCGTTACGGGTCCTGTCAGGACATAGACCTGCACCGTGCCCGGCGTCGTTGGGTTTGTCGGGACTTGGGCATCGACGATTGTCGAACTCACGTCAAGCGCGAGAGATCGGTACTGGCCAGACGGGCCGGCAGTTGTGAGGTTGTTTGGTGCCGCCTGGATGCGTGTTCTGTAGTGATTGTCTCCAGCCGTAGTGCCGGCGGGTTCACCCGCCGTTCCATTGGCCGTTGTGGTCGTGTTGGCGACGGCAGAGACGAGCGGAAACGAGCCCATCAGGACACTGACCTGCCCGGCGAGGTAGCCGTTGCCGCTGAGTCCTGCCGTCGTGCATTGCGCCGCTACAGTGCCAACCGTCTGCCCGGCAGCAATCGTGAGCGCCGATGTAGTGGCGAAGATGTTGAGGCCGTCTTGAGTCCCGACCTGCGTGCCAGAGGCAATCGTAGTGTCGGATGACTGTGATGCAGTGAGCGTGAACTGTAACGTCGTGGTGGCGTACTGCGCGGGGAGTCTGGTGCAATCCAGATACTCGCCGAGGTAGTCCAGCATCGGATAGACGGCGAACGCGAGCAAGTTCTGAAGGCCGCAATACTGGATCGCATTTCGGACCAGTATCTCGCGGTAGGCGTAGAGGTTTATAAGCAACTGCTCGACCTGGGCCGGGTAGAGGGTCCTGCTGGTGTCTGTCTCGAACTTGCTCACCATGTCGTTCAGGACCAGCGTTGCATCTAAGCCGTCTGAGTCGTTGACGAACGAGGGCGTAGGCAGGTCAACAGGAACCGTCTGAGGGGTGCCGGTGGCGGCGGGGAACGATTGATTTGGGACGATGACCGGCATTTAAGAAGATCCTCCCACAGATATTGTCGTGCTCTCTGTGCCTATCGTAGTCGTGGTAGAACTGCTCGACCCCATATTCGGCTTCCAGTTGATCGTCACGGTCAGAGTCCCGATGTTCGTTGTGCTGGCGACAACATCGACGCTCTCAAGGGTGATACGTGGTTCCCAGTCGGCAATAGCCGCGGAGATGGCGCCGATGATGGCTGGAATCGCAACGGTGAGCGGGCGGTCGAGGAACTGCGTGAGGTCGCATCCAAACGTGGGGCGGAAAGGATCTTCGCCGGGAATGGTGCTGAAGATGATCTGGAGCGTCTGGTGAACATCGCCGAGGGCTTGACATACTTTTCCGAGTCCTGATCCCGCACAGCCTCCAGCCGTCGAGTCAAGCATCAGTTCCCAGCTCGATGATTGGATGTTGGTGAGGGTCGCGTATGGGAAAGTCGTTGCCATCAGTTTGAAACCCTCGTCAGGACACTCTCAACCGTGCTTGCCGTCCATGGTGTTGTCGGAGCTCCAGTCACTCCACCTTGCGGGTCTGAGTGCGTGTGCGCATTGAACGCTGTCACCAGTTTACTCACCAGCGCCAGCGCATCCGCCGCCGCGCCGCCGTTGGTAAGCGAAATGCTGCTTGCGGCCTGAATCTCAACATTGCCGCTCGAATCCAGTTCAATGCTGCCTCCCGAAGGCTGTGTAAGCGCCATCTGCCCACCGGCCCCAAGTGTCACCTGAAGCTGGTGCGTGCTCGTGTTGTAGTGGATGATCGTCCCATCAGAGAATTGCGTGTAGCGATCGGCTGGCGTGAGTCCTGATGGCGCCGAGTCCACCGTTGACGGGACCCCTCCAGTCACGATGCCGTTTTCGTCCCACTCATCCATGACGACAGACACCTGCTCGCCGATGTCTGGCTGCCAGAAGTCTTTGTCGTTCATCGTCTTCATGACCTGGACCGGCAACCACCACGAAAGGACGTTCGCCTGGTCGGGGAACTGCACGCGCACCCGATAGGGCGGCACAGACTCAATCTGCGCAACGATGCCCGTCCTGTAAGGCGGGTGGAACTGCTCCGTGTATGGTCCGCGTACCGAGTCAGGCATTTACTCTCCGTAGTCGTCCGAGGCGAACTGTGTGGCCGCGCCGGTTATTGTGGTCCTGAGTTCCAATGAGGTCTTGTAGCCGTTCCGGTCCAGCCGGTGTTTGCCCTCGTTGATGATCCATTTTATCGAATCGAGCGCCGTGCCAAACCCCGAGAGCATCACCGGATTGCCGGCCCGGTAGACCATCGAGCCAGGGATGATGATCTCGCCCTTCAGGACGTGCATATTGGCGGCGTGGAGATGGGCTTGTGCGCGCAGAGTGGCTTGCTGTGCGTTCTCTATCCGCTCCCGGACTAGTAGGGTGTC